TTTTAAAATAATACTAATTAAATATAAATAATTATACATTTACATATTGACAACACTTTCCACAAGTAGTAAACTAAACTTAAGACAATAAATTAAGAAACAAAAGATAAATTTCTATTGAATATAATATTAATAAAAGTAAAAATAATACATAATAAAGTGAGGGGTTAAAATGGTTAATAAAAATGATTTTACATATGAAGATGTAGAAATAGTAAAAGGCAATTCAAAATCAAAGAAAGGTAAATACTTAGGTAATGTTTTTATGGATGGAAAGCTATGGGCAAGAATTGGGATAGGGTACGACGTGGAAGTTATTGTTGACTTAGATTCTTTTAAAATTGAAAATGAAGTAAAAAATGGTTAATAATTATACATTTATGCATAATATATACAGTAATATACATTTATAAGTGCATAAATATACGTAATTTTCCATTTAAAATCGATATTTCATATGGTTAAATAAAATATAATAAAGTTTGGAGGACTGAAAAATGAAAGGTAAAAAGTTAACAGTAGAAGATTTAAGGGAAATGGATGGGAAACAAGTATATGTACATACAGCCTATTTGGTATTAGGAGGAGAAGGAATATATACAGTAGATATAAAGAACCATAGACTATACAGAAAAGAAATTAATAATTATGAAGCATCTTTGAACTTTGATTCAATAAAAAATGAATATAGTTATTCATTAGGTTGTAATATATTCATATATGAATTAATTGAAGACAAACAAGAGGATATTATAGATGATTCCGAAATAAAAGTCGGTGATTATGTTTATTATATTTATGATGGAGTAAATTTGGAAAAGTCTTATTCTATCTGTAGAGTAGAAGAAGTAAAAATAAACAACTTTTCAAGTAAAATAGTAGAGGGTTTTTGGTCATGTTCAGTAGTAAAAAGTTTACCTAAGACCTTAAATGAATTTAATCTTATTGAAAAGAAATGTTTGTTAGGATGGATGGAAGTGGATAGAGTTAAAAAATTAAACTTAACTGATGATACTCAATTAAAGGAAACTTTTAGAAATGAATCTAAAAGCGGTATTAAAAGTAATTCTGATTTACCAAAACAATTCACAAAGTCAGACTTAAAAACTGGAATGTGTGTTGAATTTAGAAATGGCTCGGGTGGATTAATATTTTTAAATGATGGTACAATAATAGGCTCAGTAATGTATTTCCCAATAGAACTCTTAAATGAAGATTTAATATGTGAAAAGGATAGAGGGTATGATGTAATAAAAATCTATAATTGCAATTTAGAACTAAAACATCCGAATTATAAACTCATATGGCAAAGTGAAGAAACACCTATAAATTATAGAAGCAATAAATATTCAGGTTCACAATATTTTAATAATGAACTTGTAACTGTAAACCAAGAAGAAAATAAAACAACAGTAACATTAAATGATAATACGAAAGCAGAAGTCTTTTGTGATGAAAATACTAAATTTGATCCGAATAAAGGATTAGAAATAGCTTACTGGAAAGCCAAAGAACTACAGGCTAAGAATATGAGAGAGAAAGTTAAAGGAGAATAACCATGGGAAGATTGTTGTATGATTCAACAGCACAATATTTAATAGACAATCCAAAAGAAACCTTATCCGAAGAAAGTGTAAAATTATTAGAAGATGCTAAATATATAGCTGAAATAACGGATAAAGATATAGTGATTTGTCTGGATTTAAATGATAGAAGATATAATAAAGATTTATCAACTATGGTTATTTCAGAAATTACAGATGATAGGAAAATATCTATATTAATGTGCAGGAATGAATTAAATTATAAATAAAAGGAGAACAACTGATATGAAAATCAAAGCAGAGAAATGGATTATAGAAAAGGGTGTGACATCTTATAAACTCAAGTCAATAGAAAAGTGTTGCGACAAATTAATTAATAGTAAAAATATTTGTTTAAATGATAAATATATTGCAGACAACATTGAGGGTTATAGGTATTCAGTAAGATTATTTAGAACTGAAGACTTGGAAGAGAATTGGGTAGATTATCATTATGAAACTATTGAATATTGCCCATTTTGTGGAGAGCCTATAAATATAGAGATAATTGATGAAGTAGATAAGAGAGAAGAATGTAAATTATTAATTGCTGAAAGAGATAGATTGTGGAAAAAGTGCTGCAATACAGATAGTAAAAAAGAAGCTTCGAATTTAAGAGAACAAGTTAGTGAATTAGATGAAAATATTGATAAAATGTATCGCAGCGATGATTTTGAAAGAGAGGAAAATTATGGATATATCATTTAATCCAAAGTATAATATTGGTGATAAGTTAACAAGAAAAGCGTTTCAAGAGGATGAATGTGGAATTTTAAAGTATTACTGTGAATTAGAGTTGATAGTAACAAATATTATTCTTGAATATAATCATAAAGAAAATAGAATGAGTTACCATTATGAATTAACCGAACCCAAAAGTGGATGGATTTATGAAAGAATAACACTATAGAAATGTGATTTTATCAAGTGAAAATAAATAAAGAGGAGGAATTATTATTAATAAATATATAAAATCTAAAAAGAAAGGTAAGTTAAATCACAAAAATGCATTTTCTAAGCAAGATTTATTATTTATAAAGAAATATCCTAGGTTATATTTAATTTGTTCACAAAATAAAATTTCTTTAAATGAAGTTCAATCGGCTTGGAAAAAAGTTAAGAAGTTACAAATTATTACAAAAGAAGAATTTCAGTTAATGATGAAATTAATTCTTGTAAGAAAATTTGAATTTGAAAACCATGTATTCCCAATAGGTAGTCGAGGTGAGTATGCTACTAAAATATTTAAAAATGCAGGTGTAAAATTTAAGGAGGAATAATATTATGAGCAATATAAACATAAAAGAAACAATTAAGCAATCAAAAGAACATTTAATCCAGTTCAAGAAAGGTAAATATACTGCTGAATTAATGTGTCATGCATTAGCTGATAGTGTTCAGGACTTAATTGATTACATAGAAAATATAATTGAGGATGATGGGAGATAAAAGTAGTATGAAAGCAAATAAAAAGACACTTATGGCAATTAAGAAATTCTTAAATGAAGAGCAGGAATTTTGGGATATAGATGAATTTAAAAGTGAATTGGTGGCTAAGACAAATATTTTAAAGCATAAAAGTATGGAAGAACACAATTTATCTCCTGATGAATGCGGAATTGAATGGGGCGGAGAAGAAGTTTGTAACTTACAAAATTTTATAGATGAATATACAAATAAATTCATTGAGGGTATATGTAATGTGCTAGATTCTTTTGTTGGAGAAGATATTAGTTGTTACTTTGATGAGGAGATATAAAATATGAGAAGTTATTTGGATGTTTTTATTGATGTTCAAGATGGTAAAAGGGTTGAATATGAAGAACTAAGAGTGGCATTGTTATTTTGTAGAGATTTACTGTTTTTTACTGAGAGTGATTTAAAGAAAGTTCTTGAGAGTAATAATCCATTAGTAAATACAATAATAAAAGAGAATATGGCTTCTAGATTCTATGCTAAGAAAAATCCACTTGAAAAATGGTGGAATGATAAGGTGCCAAAAATTAAAGAATAAGATGATGGGAGATAAATATGGAAGAAAAAATGTTAAAAATAGGATTTTCTTATAGTGACGAGCTGGGACAGGAAACTAAACTAGAAAAGAGTTTTACTCTTGATACGTTGGAATGTTTGGGTAGTTTTGAACTGTTAGTTAATGAATTTAAGTATTTCTTATTAGCTAAAGGGTTTAGCCGAGAAACTGTAGATTGTATTCAAATAGTTGAATAAAAACATAAATTAATTATAAATAAATATGAAATTAGTATTGACATATATTTCTAGATATAGTATACTAAAATTAAGAGAGATAAGCATATTAAAATATATAAACAACCAATTAAATATTAATAAATAGAAAAGGAGAAAATAGTATGTTCTACGTAATTCAAACAAATACAAGTTTAACTAATGATAATAAGGCTGTTGACTTTCAAAATTGCTCTTACAAAATAAGCGACAAAACCTGGGAGGAGTTTAAGAATGACATTTTAAGCGAAAATCAATCTATGGAAGTAAAAACTACAATGGGAACAGGCAAATTAAATCCAAAACATTGTTGTAAAATCAAACAAATACTAATAAACGACGACTTTCATTTAGAAGCAATAAAGGAATGGAAGATTTCAGACAATAAAATACATGGAAACATAAATGTAAAATATTATATGATTAGTGCAGAAGCTTATAAATCTATAAATTATTGATAAATCTATACTATATATAGTAGTTTTATATTTTTCATACCACTATATATAGTATATATAACCCAACAAAAGTTATGTTTTATGCACAATTAAAATTAAATAGAAAGGAGGTAACAATATGAATTCATTACTAAGATTACTTTACATTTCGAGTTTTATAATATGGTTATATTATTTTATAACTTACTGCCTTGGAGGATTTGTTCCAGATATAATGATACCTTTAAGTTTGTTTATATCTACTTTTTATTCTTTTACAGTTCTTGTTGAAGCATATAAAAACAGAGGTGTTTGATATTGATATTTAAAATAAAAGAAAAACCAAAATATGAGATACTTGATACTAAGGTTAAAGAGAAATTTGCTATATTCCCAATAAAAATAAATTCATCAACAGTAATATGGTTAGAAAAATATTATGTAAAATATCAATTAAGAACAAAAGTTATTTTTGATTATTCTGGAGGTTGGACTCATCAAAAATATTGGGAAAAGATAGATTCTTGGTGCTGCAAGGCTTAAATTTTAAAAACGGATTGAGAGGAGAAAATTTGTGAAAATAGGAGTTTCACCAACAAACATAATATATGCAGGGAATACAAGAAAAGATAAATCAGGATTAGAAATATGGACTAAAAGAGAAGACATTACCGATGAAGCAATTTTGGCAGTCGTTCAATTTATGTATCAAAAAGCAAATGATACAGGTAAATGTGAATTAGTTGTTGATGGTTATGGCAAAATGACATTTGAAAGAAATTAGAAAGGAGTTATATATGAAATTATCATTAAAAATATTAAAAGTTTTTTATCTTATTATTTATGGAATTAATATTATATTTTGGTCATCTTATCTTATGGATTATTTCAAGGGATATTTTATTCCAAAAAGTGCAATAGGACTAAGTTTAAGTATGACTATAGCTTTCTTTGTAGTATTGCTTATAAAAGATTTGAAGGAAATTTAGAGAGGAGTTAGTATGAATATATTTAAAAACTTATTTAAGAAAAAAGAATACGGCATACCTAAACCACCTAAAAAGATTCCTATGCCGCCAGTAAAGCCACCTAAAGAAGAATGCAAGTATTGTAATGATTATACTCAAAAGGTATATGTAACAGATAAAAATAAAAATGCATGGTTTAGTTTATACGAACATTGCATGGAAGTTATAGATGATAGAGAAAATGGAAATATATTATCATTTAAAATCAAATATTGTCCTATGTGTGGCAAAAATCTAGGAAATGGGTTTTAGTATTTAAGGAGGGTAACAATATGTTTCAAGATATGGCAGTTATTATAAACTTAAACGATTGGTTAGTTGTATATTTTAAAGGTAAAAAATTTGACGAAGGACATTCTTTATATAGTAGGAAATGGATTCGATTAGGTATGTTATTGCAAGAAGCAGAAATAGACATAAATGACATCGTAGCTATATACGTAGATATTAATGATGTAAGTGATGAATCTATATTGTGGGATTTTCCTGAAAATATTGTAGATTTGCATTCAGAAATAAAAGAGATTTTAAATAAAGCATTGTAAAATCTATCTTTTATAGAGAGATATTGAAAGGAAGTGATATTTTACATATGAATCAAGATGAAGCAAATAAAATAGCTAATTATTTCAGAGCTGAAGGATTGGAAACTGAAACTTGGATTAGTGAAAACAATGGTGGAGATTGTTATCATGCTAGTATTATAGATATAATTAATAGAGGTAAAGACATATTAAAAGATAATTTATTGACGTTGCAAAGTGGAAATTATTGTGGAATAAGAATGAACTATGATGATGAAAACGAAGAGGATTCTATATTTTTATTTAAAGATTATGTAGAAATTAGAGTCCCGCATAAAGATAAAAAAGATTAAAATATTTTACAATTAATTATTGACAAAGATATTCAAAGGTAGTATACTAAAATAGTAGGGGATTTACCCCTCAAGTAAAAAATAAACCACACCAATTAAATATAAACAAAGTTAGAAAGGAGAAGATGTTTATTGACTAACAGTGGAACTGGTTGGAAACCAATCTGTAGGAATTTAAGTCCTCCAAACAATAATTTTAACAAATTTATTTGTGAGATATTACAAATATAAGCTTATAATACATAGAATAACGACTAAAAATTGTAATAATATACAAATAAAAGTAGATAAAAAAGTAATTTTATGCGGTTTTTAAATAATATTTAAATATAAACAATATAAAATCAAAGAAAATAAATAAAATTTTGGAGGTAATTTACATATGGCAAATCAAGAATCAAGACAAGGTATAAATAATATAACTTTAACTGGAGCGGTGAAAGAGCATAAATTAACAGAGAATACAAAGGATGGAAATAAATCAATTGGCGGCTCAATTGTTATAAAAACTGGAGAGTTTTCGGAAATAGAATTAAAAGTTTTTGTGGGAGAAAAAAATAAAGATGGAAAACCCAAAAAAGCTTATGAAACTTTAAAAAAGTTTATAACAGGAGAACATCTAACTATGGCTTCAGCAAAAGATTCTGAAGATGTTGTGTCAAAGGTTAAGATATTTGGCAACAAAGATTTTACCCCTCATATTAAAGAAGAAATTTATAAATCAAATGAAGAGGTAAAAACAACTCTAAGTATGAATTTAGGATTTGGCACAATTATAGTTGACAACTCTATAAAGGAAGAAGACTATAAAGCGGAATTTGAAATAGAAATGTTTGTTACATCCGTAACAGAAGAAGTAAAAAAAGACGAAACTACAGGAAGAGCTGTAATAACTGGTTGGACTCCCTTATATGGGGGAAAGGTTATGCCCATGAAGGTAGTTGCTGGAGTTATAAAGGATGAAGAAGGTAATGATTACGATTTTGCTCAAGATATCTTAAGTCAAGTAGAAGAAGGTATGACTATAAATACTTGGGGTAATATCGATTATAAATCAATAATTACAAAAGTAAAAAAAGGTGGAGGACTTGGTAAGGCAAAAATAGAAGAGAGTCGAGAATACATACATGATTTTGTTATAGAAGGTGCTGATATCCAAGAGAATGAAGAAAAAGAATTTGATATGGAATTAATAAAAAAAGCAAAAATAGAAAGAGATACTGAAATAGAAAATATAAGAAATGAAGAATCTAAAGATGATAAGAAAACTAAAGGCTTAAGTGGCGGCGTGGTAGACGAAAAAAAGCCTAAAAGAGAAAGACCAAAATTCTAATTAAAAAATTAGTGATAGTTTATTGATTTTATAAATTATCACTAATCCTAAAAAATAACATATAAAATATAAATAAATTTAAAAGGAGATTAAATCATATGGCATTTGATATTTTTAATATACCTGAACATATAGTTAGTACGGATATAAGAGGAAAGAGTTTCTTGTTCTATGGAGAAAGAAAAATAGGAAAAACTACAACCGCTTGTAGATTTCCAAAGCCTTTACTAGTTGCTACTGAAGCTGGATATGGTGCAATAAATAAAGTTAAACCAATTCCTGTTAACGATTGGCTATTCTTTAAAAATTCAGTAGTAAAACCACTTGTTAAACAGGCAGAAGACGTAAAAAGGGGCAAATTAGAAGATACTTCATACCATACAATTGTAATAGATACCTCAGATTTATTATATGATATGTGCGTAGATTACATATGTTCACTTGAAGGAAAGACATCTCTAGACGAAACTGAAAATAAAAGAGGATATAAAAAATGTGAAAAGGAATTTGAAAGAACACTCTTATCATTAATGAAAGCAACTAATTCACATGGTCAAACACTCTACAGCGTAATTTTTATATCCCATGAAGATATAAAACAAGAAAAAGATGCGATAACGAAAGAAAAGGAAACAAAAATAGCACCAACAATGGACAAGAGAGCTTTTAAAGTTATTGCGAGAGCAGTGGATATAACCACATATATGAAGACAGTATCTGAAGGCGATGAAACAAAAAGATATGCCTATCTTAGAACTAATGGGATGTTTGAGTGTGGTAATAGAATGAGATACCTTCCTTTTAAAGTAGAACTATCTTATGATAATTTAAAAAAGGCAATAATTGAAGCTGTTGAAAAGCAATCGGAGGAAGATGGTGTTACTCCTTTAGAATTCAATTCTTCTATTATTGCAGAAGATATTGAATATGATTTTGACGAATTAATGGAGAGAGTACAAGAAATAGGTGAAAAATTTATTGAAGCTGATAAAGTTGAAATTTTAACATCTGTAGTAGAAAGCTTCTTAGGAAACGGAGCTAGAGTTTCTGAATGTACCCCTAATCAGGCTCAAGCCGTATCTGCTATAATACAGGACTTAGAAGAAAAAATGAATGAAATAGGAATAAAGTAATAATAAAAAAGAATAAGGGGGTATTTTACTCCCTTATTCTTTTAAAAGGAGGGATTGATATAGAAGACGTAAAAAAAAATAAAAAAATAAAATGTTCAAAATGTGGAATTTTATTTGAAAAAGAAGAATTGACTACAAAAGGAAATAAAAAATATTGTCAAACCTGTTTGCAACTAAAAGAAAAAGAATCAAAAAAAAATGCAAATGATTGGGATTTATTGTTTAAACTTATTTGTGAATTATATAAAATAAAAACACCAAATGGAATGATGTTTCAACAGATGAAGACATATAGAGATGATTATAATTATACAAATATAGGAATGTATTATACTTTAAAATATTATTATGATGTTTTAGAAAACGAAGTGATTGAAGGTACTGGTTTAGGGATAATTCCATATTTTTATGATAAGGCTAAATATTATTATAATAAAAAATACGATTTAGAAGACAAATTTGATAATTTTGAAAATACAGAAAAAATAATAAATGTAAAGACAAAAATTATAAAAAAAGAAATTGTCAAAAAAGAACCCTTATCATTAAATATAGATTGGGAGGAAGTTAATGAGAGCAATAAAAAAACAAATTGAAAAATATTACGACAAAAGAGCTTCTTGTCAAGTTTTAGGATGTTTAATGAGAAATCCTTCTTTGTTAAGAGATAAGAAATACATATTAAATGTGGAAGATTTTCCTAGGGGAAATCATGAGTTACTATATAGATGCTTACATAATTTAGATTTACAAGGATTAAAAGAAGTAAGAATTGCAGATATTGAAACTTATTTAAACACGAATGACCCTATGTCTTATAATATAATTTTTGAAAATAAAGAAAATATAGAGTGGATAAATGGAGTTCTTGAGGACGGCAGCGAATCTAACTATGATTATTATTACAATAAAATAAGAAAATTATCATTATTAAGAAACTATATTTTAGAAGGGGTAGATGTATCAGATGTTCTTAATGTTGATGAAATTGACCATATTATAATAAAAAATCAACAAGAAGAATTTGAAAAAATGACTCTTCATGAAATTCAACAATATTTTGATAAAAAAATATTTAAAATAAAAGAAAAATTTTTAGCTAAAGACTCTTCAAAAAGAAGAAAAGCTGGAGATAACGCAGAAGAACTCAGAGAAAAAATGAAAGAATCACCTGTGTTCGGATATGGCTTAGAAAGTTTATATTTAAATACACTTACCAGAGGAGCTTTAAAAGGGGGGTTCTTCTTAGAAAGTAGAGATAGTGGAAAAGGTAAAACAAGAGTTGCTATTGAAAGATTATTGTTGATTTGTTCACCTTATTTATGGAACCATGAAAAAAATGATTTTGTAATAAACCCTAATGGTCAAAACAATGTTGGATTATATATTGGAACAGAAATGAAAATTTATGAAGAATTAGAACCTATGATATGGGCTTTTATTAGTGGAGTTGAGGAATATAAAATAAAAGAAAATATATTAACTAAAGAAGAAGAAATCAGAGTTGATAAAGCAGTTCAATACGCAAAAGATACTAATTTATTTCTGGAAGATGAACCGAACTATGATTTAGCTACTCTATGGAATATAGTAGACAGATACAAAGAAAAAACGGGATTAGATGCACTTTGCATAGATTACTTAGAGTTAACCGTAGCAATGACATCTGAATATGTTCAATTAACAAGAGGAATGACTGCAAGAGAAGATCAAGTTTTATTAAACTTATCTTCAAATATAAAAAATATGGCAACTGAATATGACGTTGTTATTTTTGGATTTACTCAAACCACAGATGAAGCTCGAAGAGATGGTGTAAGAGACCAAAGAGCCATAAAAGGAGCTAGGTCATTACCTAATAAAGCTGATGTGGGTATAACTGTTTTTGCACCAACAAAAAAAGAGCTAGAGCTTATAGAACCATTATTGAAAAAAGGCAGAGGACTTAATACTACAATCGTTCCAAATACCTGTTACACTATTTATAAGAATAGATTTGGAAAAATAAATGAAGAAGTAAAAATATGGTGTTATCAAAATTTAGGAAATATGAAAACTATTGATTTATTTTGTACCAATAGAGATTATGAACCTATGTCAATAGATAAAACAACAATTAATTTAATTGAATAATTGGGTGAAATAATATGGATAGAGAGCAGCTTTTAGAATTATTAACAACAGAAGATATTATAGAAATAATGAAAGATTTGGGGTCAGATACTTATAAAATAGATTCGCAAGGGAATTTATATTTCCTAAATGTTTGTCACTATAGTGATAATCATAAACATAAGCTTCATTTCTTTACAAAAAGTAAAATGTTAATGTGTTATACTTGTTGTGGTAGCATGAGTCTTTACGATGTTATTATGTCATGTAAAGGAATAGATTTTAAAGAAGCTTATAACTATATCTGTAGCTTTAAAAACATATCAACTCATAAAAAAATAAGAATAGGTATTCAAAGAACAGTCGAAAACAATCAAGACTTAAAATTTTTAAAATATCATTTATATAAAAAAGATAAGCAATTAATAAATCTTCCCTCCTATAATAAAAATATTTTAAAGATTTTTAGCAACTATATGCCACTTTCTTGGTATGAAGAAGGAATAGAAGAAAACATATCTGATTTTTTTCAAATAAAGTTTTATATAAATCAAAACAAATGTATAATTCCCCATTATGATATAAATGGGAATTTGGTCGGTATTAGAGCTAGAAATTTTTTTAAATATGAAATAGAAGCAGGTAAGAAATACATTCCTATCACAATACAAGGATTAACATATAGATATCCAATGAATTTTAATCTATATGGTATATATCAAAATAAAGAAAACATTAAAAAATTTAAAAAAGCCATCATTTTTGAAAGTGAAAAATCTGTATTATTATATGCAAGTTACTTCGGACAAGAAAATAATATAGCATTGGCTTCTAGTGGTATGACCTTTTCATTGTATCAAAGAGATTTAGTCTTATCATTGGGGGTCGAGGAAGTTATTGTAGCTTATGACAAGCAATATCAAATAGAATTTATTGAGCTGGAAAATAGAAATACTAAAGAATGGAAGGAGTATGAGGGATACATAAAAAGATTAATAAAAATAACTAATATGTTCATTGACTATTGCAATATTTCCTTTATCACTTGTTGGGATAAAAGATTAGATTATAAATCAGCCCCAATTGACCGGGGAAAAGATATTTTTTTAGATTTATATAAAGAAAGATACTACATTAGCGAGGTAGAAGAATTAAGGGAGATGATAAATTGAAATATAAGGTTTTAAATAAAGGTTATGAATACATAACAGAAGATGAATTGTTAGATACCTTATTGAAGCGCAGAGGTGTAGAAAATCCTAAAAAACTATTAAATATAAATAATTCAGTATTAAATGATGGTATGTTGTTTAAAAATATGAATAGAGGTTTAAATATGCTTAATTGGCATATAGAAAATGGGAGCGATATACATATTTTGTTTGACGTAGATAACGATGGTTTAACTTCTGGAACAATTCCTTTTAATTACATAAAAAAAATAAATAACGATATTAATATTTCATATTCAATGAACGAAGAAAAAAAACATGGGATTATCTTAAAAAATTTAAAACAATATCAGTTTGATTTATTAATTGTTCCAGATGCAGGAACTAACGATATTGAACAGTGTAAAATTTTAAATGAGGAATATGATATAGACATTTTGATTCTTGACCATCATAAGATTGAAAAAGAAAATCCATATGCTATAGTTATAAACTGTCAAGACGGACAATATCCCAATCAAACTCTCAGTGGAGCAGGAGTTGTATATAAGTTTCTAAAAGAATATGATAAAAAATTTAACTATGATTTTTCAGATGATGATTTAGACCTTGTTGCATTAGGAATAGTAGGAGATCAAATGGATTTAAGAAATTATGAAACTAGATATATTGCACTCGAAGGATTAAAAAGAATTAAAAATAATTTTATTAAAGAATATATAATTAAAAACAAAGTTTCTGAGGAAGATCCAATAAATTTTGATTTTATTGGATGGAAAATAGTACCTTTTATCAATGCGGTGACAAGAGTTGGAACAGAAGAAGAGCAAAGAAAGGTGATTGAAGCTTTTCTTGGAAAAGAAGAAATGATAGAATATCAACCTAGAAGAAAATCCAAGGAAGACCCAAAACCACCTATTGAAATTCAAACTCTACAAAAATCAATGGTTAGAGAAACAACGAATATAAAAGCTAGACAAGATAAACTAGTTAAACAAGGAATGGAGTTATTAATTGAAAAAATAGAAAATGAAAAATTAAATAACAATAAAGTTATTATAGTTAATGGGACAGATATTTTAGAAAAATCTTTCACTGGTTTAGTTGCAAATAAATTAACATCGATATATAAACGTCCAATTATAATATTAAAAAAGATGAAAGAGGAAAAAGGTAAAATTATATATGGTGGAAGTTTTAGAAGTTACGATTTATTTCCTGTTGAATCTTTATTAGATACTTTGCTTAGTTTAGGAACTTTTATAATGGTTGCTGGGCATCCACCAGCAGGAGGATTTCAAATCCATGAAGATAATATCAATACTACACAAATCAAATTAAACGAACTATTTAAAGATATAGAAATAGAAGATGTTTATATGGTAGATTATGAAATACCAGTTGGAAGGTTAAAAGAAAAACATATCACTCAAGTAGGACAATGGGCAAATATTTGGGGAAATACATTAAAAAAACCATTATTTGCAATAACCGATATTAGCTTAAAAATCGAGGATATTCAGCTTATGGGAGAAAAAAGAAATCTTATTAGATTTGAAAAAAACATAGGAAAAAATAGAATAACCTTTATTAAAAAATTTGCAAGTGAAGAATTGTATAATCGTATGATTATGAAATCAAGTAAGGGATTATCAAGAAAAAATTCAGATAAAATAAAGTTAGATGTCATTGGAGAATTTACCATTAACAAATGGAATGAAAATGAATACCCTCAGATAGAAATAATCGATTTCAATGCTACAAAGGATAAAGATTTTAGATTTTAAATACTTACAATTAATTTTTGGCAATGAATCTCGTTTAAGAAACATATTGTGAGATTTATTGCCAATTAAATATAAACAATTATATTGCGTATTATGATAATATATGTTATCATTATGAAGAAAGGAGATGATAAATTTTGCCATATTCATTAGATTATATAAAAAAATTACAAGAAAATTTTGTCCATTTACATGTACATAGTGAATATAGTAATATTAGAATTTTAGATTCAATAAACAAATTAAAAGATATGATAAATTATGTTGCTTCATTGGGTCAAAATTCTTTAGCTATTACAGATCATGAATGCTTAAGCTCTCATATAAAGTTTCTAACAATTGTTGAAAATCTAAAAAAAGAAAAAAAAATAAACAATGATTTTAAAGCGATATTAGGAAACGAAATTTATTTAGTAGATAAAAATCAGATGGAATATGAGATAGAAAACTTAGGAAAAACAACCTTTTTTCATTTTTTACTTTTAGCTAAAGATAATGAGGGACATGAACAACTTAGAAAACTTTCTTCTTTAGCATGGAAAAGAATGTTTAGTTACAAAGGAATAGAACGCGTTCCCACTTTTTTTAGTGATTTTAATGATGTGTTACAAAATAACAAAGGTCATTTAATTGCGTCTTCTGCTTGTTTGGGAGGATTATTTCCTCGATTAGTTTTAACGTTATTACAAGAAGAAGATGAAGACAAACAAGAAAATATAAAAGAAGAAATACATCGTTTTATTACATGGTGTACAGATACTTTTGGAGAAGATGATTTTTATATAGAAATTCAACCGTCTTTACAAGAAGAACAAGTGACTTTCAATAAAATGGCAATAAAAATAGCGAAGGCATATGGTTTAAAATGGATTATAACCACAGATGCCCATTATTTGCAGCCTAAAGACCGGGAAATTCATAAAGCCTTTTTAACTTCAGAAGACGATGAAAACAATAATAGAGAAATAGATGATTTTTATAGCACTACTCATTTTTTTACAAGTGAAATGATTTTAAATAATATGAGTTATTTAGATAATAAAGATATTGAAATAGGAATATTTAATACAAAAGAAATATCAGATAAAATAAAGGGATATAATCTTTTTTCAGATTCTGTCATTCCATTAACTAAACTTCCTGACGAGAAAGATTGGATTAAGGTGGATTATGACTTAAATAAATACATCTATATTAAAAAGATGTTCGAATCTCAAGAAAAACAACATAAATATTTAATAACTCAAATATTTAAAGGTATAAAAGAAAGAAACATTAATAATCAAGACTTAGATGAAGTATTGGAAAGAATTAATATAGAATGTAAAGAAATTTTGGGGGCAAGCGAAGCAAAAAAGCAACCTATGGGGGCTTATCTTATAACAATGCAAAAGAATGTTGATATTATATGGGAAGAAGCTGAATCCATTGTAGGAGCGGGCAGGGGAAGTGCTAATGGTTACATAATAGATTATTTATTGGGTATTACACAAGTTAATCCTTTGAAACAAGGAGTTGAAATGCCTCATTGGAGATTTATGAGTGCTGAAAGACCAGATATTTTTGATATTGATATAGATTTTAGTTCACATAAAAAAGATATTGTTTTTGATAAAATATCAAAATATTATCAAAGCATTGGAGGAGACGCAGTACGAGTAGCTACTTTTGGAACAGAAACTTCTAAATCAGCAATTCAGACAGCTTGTAGAGGTTTAAAAATTAACAGCGATGTTGCATTATACTTAAGTTCATTAGTGCCAATCGAAAGAGGTAAGGTATGGAGTATAAGTGATTGTTTTTATGGAAATGAAACAGAAGGAAGAAAACCTGTTACAGAATTTAGAAATATGGTTAGTGAATATGCAGATAAAAAACTTCTTAATGTAATGTTGGGTATAGAAGGATTAATAAATAAAAGGTCAAGTCATGCTTGTGGAATATTAATAGAAAATGAAAAATTTACAAAACACAATTCTTTTATGCGAACTCCAAGCGGAGAACTAATATCAGCATATGAATTACATGATTCTGAAAAAGTATCTAATCTAAAGTATGACTTCCTTAATACAAAAACATGCTCCATGATTCAATTAACACTTGAAATGCTATTAAAAAGTAATAAAATTCAATGGCAAGGTAGTCTTAGAAAAACATATAATAAATATCTTCATCCTGATGTAATAGACAGAGATACAAAAGAAATGTGGAATATATTATGTCGTGGAGAATTACTAAGTGCATTCCAATTTGAATCTAACGTTGGAGAACAAGCAATTAAATTAATACAACCTCAAAATATAATTGACGCAGCCAACGGAAACACAGTTATGAGATTAATGGTTGACAACGGAGAACAACCCTTGGAAAAATTTGTAAGGTATAAAAATGATATCTCTGAATGGTACAAAGATATGAAATCTTTTGGTTTAAAAGATGAACAAATAAAAATATTAGAAAAACATTTGTTACAAGATTATGGGGTTTGTTCTAGTCAAGAAAGAATGATGTTGCTTACAATGGATGACAACATCTCAGGATTTGGTGTAATAGAAAGTAACAAACTAAGGAAAGGTTGCGCAAAAAAATTACCAAAAGACATTGCTGAGGCTAAAGAACTATTCTTTAAATGGGGTAAAGAAAAGGGAACTCCTCAAATTCTATTAAATTATATATGGGATGAACAAATATATATGCAATTGGGTTATGGATTTTCAATTCTTCATGCTATAGCTTATACTATAATATTAATTCAACAATTAAATTTAGTTTATTATTATCCGCCAATTTATTGGAATACGGCAGTTTTATTAGTTGAATCGGGGGCTGTCGAAAGAGAAGTGGCTGAGGATTTAGATATAGAAACAAAAGAAAAAACAACTAACTATGGAGAAGTTGCAAAAGCTATAGGAAACTTACAGTCTAGAGGAATAAAAATTTCCTTACCATATATAAACAAAGCGGAACAGGGTTTTATGCCGAATGAAGAAAACAACGAAATAGTATTTGGATTAAAAGGTATTATGGGAATAAACAACGAAACATCTCAATTAATAATGGAAATGAGACCATTCAAAAACCTAAAGGATTTTCATGAAAGAATGGTTTTAGTTAAAAAAGAAGTTATCTTGAGCACAGGTAAAAAACAAATGAAATCTTTAGTATCTGCAACTCAAACTATTACTTTAATTAAAACAGGTGCATTTGATAAACTTGAACATAAAGATAGAGAGTTAATTTTAGAGGAATATTTAAAACTATTAAACCCTCCTAAAAATAAATTAAATACAAAAGATATATCTAAAATGTCTGAATTAGGAATATTACCGATTGAGTTTAAAAACGAATTAAGATTTTACAATTTTAGAGATTATTTGTTAGGAATGGATAAAAGACAAGATGAAAACTTAAAAACAGCAACATGGTATAAAATTTATGATAGTGAAAACGAAGAAATGACAGAATATGCTACAAATTTTTTTATAGAACATTTTTCAAATGAAATGGAAGAAGGAAAAGATTACATATATGATGACAATGGTTATATATCTATAATTTTAGGAACTAAAAGAAAAGGGTCTTTTGATTCTATTTACTCTGAAAAAATAAAAAAATTAACGGCTTGGCTTACAACCGACGAATGTATTAACAGTTATAATTATATTACCTTTGAAAACATAAAAAATGAAGAAATGCGAGGAAATATTAGCTCATGGGAAATGGAAAGTATGAATTTTTATTATCATGAACACGAACTAAAAAATATAAATAAAGATAAATATGGTGTTATTGATTTTAATTGTTTGTCTGAAGAACCCGAAATTATAGGATTTACAAAGTATAAAGGATTGCAATATCCTAAATTTAAATTAGATAGAATAGTTGGGACAGTGTTAGACCGAGATAAAAATAAGCATTCTGTTACAATATTAACTCCCGGTGGAGTAGTTGTTTTAAAGTTTTATAGTGGTCAATTTGCTTTTTATGATAAAACAATCTCAAAAGATAACGGAATAGATGACAAAGGAAAAGCTAAGAAAATAATTTTAGAAGATGGTTGGTTTAAAAGAGGTAACTTATTATTGGTAACTGGTTTTAGACGAGGAGACCAATTTAAACCTAAAAGATATAAAGATAGTATATATCAACATGCAATTAGTAAAATAACCGAAATAAAAGAAAATGGCGACCTATTATTGCAAAACGATAGGATTCAGGAGGTATAAATATAAATGAATGATAAAGAAGATATTATAGTAAAATGCAAGGTTCGAGTTTCTAAACAAATCTTTCCTAAAGATAAAATGATACTAGCCGGAGACTTTGGAATAGTATCAATGAATGTTTTAGATGTTTTACAAGGTGAACCAAAAATAAATAAATGGGGTACTATAACCGTATCAGGAGTAATGAGATGTGATATAAGAGATGATGAAATTTATGTCATTTTAATTAAGGAGGTTAACAATGAAAAATATGGATTACAATATGAACCAGTATTTATGTATATAGATATAAAATTAGAAACAAGAGAAGACCAATATAAATTCCTTGAAAAAATTTTACCAGAGAAGCAGTGTGTCGGCATTTTTAAGGCTTTTGAAAACCCGATACAAATTCTTGAAAATAGAGACATAAAATCATTATGTTCAGTTAAAGGAATAGGAGTAACGACAGCGATAAAAATATTAGACAAATACGAAGCTTCAAAAGATTACTCCGAAGCATATGTCAAATTAGATAAGTATGGGTTACATAAAAATATAATTGATAAATTGGTAGATTATTATGGCAGTCCTAATATAGTAATTTCAAAAATAAACGAAAATCCATATATTTTAATAGATGAAGTTGATGGGATAGGATGGAGTAAGGCGGATGAGATGGCTATGCAAGGAGGAATAGGAGAGTATTCTATCCATAGGGTAAAAGCTTATATAAAATATTATTTATATGAAGAAGCTAATAAAGGAAATACATGGATTTATATTGACGATTTGTTAGATTCAATAGATGGATTAATAGGATGTGAATTACCACAGGATACATTAACTTTGGCTCTTACAGAGTTAAATAACAATATAGAAATATGGACAAATGAAGACAGGGATATTTTATCATTAAAGAAATTTTATGATTTGGAAAAAAATATAGCTGATGAAATTATTAGATTAACAAGTTCTCCTAATAATTTTGAATTTAGTAATTGGGAAATAAAACTAAAAGAATTAGAAAGGACACAAGGCTGGGAATTTACTTTAGAGCAAAAAGAAGGTATAAAGGCAATTTTAGAAAATCAAGTCACAATTATCATCGGTTCAGCGGGAACAGGAAAAACTTCTACTGTTTCAGGAATGTTGTCTATCTTTAAAGAAAATTATTCTTTTGCTCAAACGGCTTTAAGTGGAAGAGCTTCGTGTAATTTGACGGAGGTTACTGGAGTGGAAGGTTATACCATTCATAGGCTACTTGGTTTTAATCCTGAAGGTGGTTTTTTCTATAATAAAAATAGACAAATGGAAACTGAAATTATTATTCTTGATGAATTATCGATGGTTGGAGCAGATATTTTTTATAAATTAATACAATCAATAAAAAATGGAAATAAATTAGTTATGCTTGGAGATACGGGACAACTTGAAGCTATAGGTATAGGAAATATAATGTTTGATATGATAGAAAGTGGCTACGTAAAATGTGTAGAATTAACTAAAATACATAGGCAAGCAGAAAAGTCGGCTATAATTACAGAAAGTAAAAAAGTAAGATATCATGAACAAATAACAGATAAAAATTATACTGGTTCAGAGGTTAGAGGAATCTTACAGGATTTAGAATTAGATATTTACAATAATAAAGATTTAACATATAGTAAAATTATTGAGCATTTCAAAAAATTATTATCTGTTGCTAAAGATAGTTTTGATATTCAAGTTATAGTTCCTATGAAAGACAGGGGTAAGGCTAGTGCTTATTATTTAAATAATTCTCTGCAAAATATAATAATGGACACTTCTCAAAAGGGTTTGCTAATCGGTGAAGAAAGTAAATTTCCATTTACTATATATATAGGAGATAAAGTGATAAACTTAAAAAACAGTTATAAAACTTTAAATGAAGAAGGAAATTTAGTCCCAATATTTAACGGGGATTTAGGTATAGTCACTGAAATTGACTATATAACGCAAACTATAATAGTTGATTTTAATAACAAAGGAAGAATCTGTGTGCCTAAAAAACACTTAACTCATATTAAACTAGGATATGCAATTACTACACATAAACTACAAGGAAGTTCAAGTCCTTTTGTTATTTGTGGATTGGATTATTCTCATTATAAATTGTTAAATAAAGAAATGGTCTACACCATGTTAACTAGAGCAAAAAAATATTGTGTTTTATGCTCCGAAAATAAAGCTTTAAGATATGCAATAAGCAATAGTGGAGTAAAGACAAAACAAACTTTTTTAAAAAGATTTTTAATTGAAGCCTTATAAAACAATTTTAAATAATTCTCCAAATAAATATTGACAAATTAAACCAAAGATGATAAACTAAGATTAAGCAAAAGAAAGTTACATATTCATCAGAAAACATAATAAAAATCACAAAATATTAATCAAAAATAAACATCACATTTGTAACAATATACAAAAATATATCAATAAAACATATAAAACTTGTATATTGTTACAATAAAATTCCTTATAAAATGAAGATTTTATGCTAATTAAATATTAATAAAGAAAGGAGTTGTAATGTTCGTTAGTGATACAGACAGTTTTCTATTGAAGGTTATGACTACATTGTACAAGGAGGATTTAAATGAAAGAATATAAAATTTCAGAAGTAATGAAATCACTTGAGGACATAAAAGATAATTATGGTGATATAAGAGTTATGATTCATTCAACTCATGGTGAAAAAGACTTTATAGATGATATTCACATAGGAGAAGAGAAGTGTGAATTTGTAGCAGAGATATGGTCTTAACTGATTAAAACACAAATTTTAATAAATTAGGAGGAATTATTATGGATTTTATGACAACTTTCATGACAACGAGGAAAGGAATGGTTTTATATAAACCTAAAACGGATTTCTCAATTAGATATATAGTAGTTGATTATGATGACAATTTTATTTACTGTGTAGACCTTAATAGTCAAAATAAGATTTATAGAGAAGTAGTAAAATTTACATATGAACAATGTAACAAAGATTTTGCTATTGAATAGGAATAAATTTTATAATGTAATATTAATAAAAATAAGAAAGAGAAGGTAATTAAAAATGATTATAAAAGATAATATAAGAGAGAGTAGTATAGCACAGGGAGATTTAGTATTCATTTATCATAAAACAAAACCATCAAAAACTGGTTGGTGGAGAAAAATTAGAGAAGGCTCAACAGATAATAAAACCATATATTACATATTAGAAAAGCCAATGCATAAGGATTTTGATATAAAATATGAAATTGAAACTACTCATACCGAAAATGGATTTTGTGTTATGACAGATAAAACGTTAAAAGAAGGTGAACATTATAAATATGAAATATTAGCAGATATAAGAGGTTCACATAATATACTTTTATCTTCAAACGGATATAAGTTAAACGACAATATGTTTTTACAAAAATCAATTATTCCTGAAGATAAAGATAATGTGATTGTAACAAATAAATTCATAGAACTCATTAAATTATACAAGCCACAGAAAAAGAAAATTTCTGAGATTGAAAATTTGGTCGAAAATTTATTATAAAATAAGGGAGACTGAATAACCATGCCAAAATTTACAGATAAAGATATAAAAGATTATGGATTGTTAAAATCAGAAGAATCAAAACCTTGCATAGAATGCGAAGATTTATCTAATTACATAGAGATATGCACAGAAGGTAGATTTTGTAGTTCCGAATGTTGCGATAAATTTTATAAAGAATATGATGAATGGATAAGAAGTTTAGAAGGGGAGGAAATATAGTATGATTAAACAGAATATGTTAATTTATAGGTTTATGCAACCGTATGATAAAGATTTGAAAGGTAAAAATGCAATATTCCAGGAAGGAGAAGCTGAGGTATGGGCAATAGACAGGTATTGTGCTTTAAAAGAGTTAAATAAACATGGATATAGAGTTTTACAATTTTTAATTGCACCTGACAGTTTGTCATGTGGAGAGTGGGTTTTAGTAGAAGAAATAGAATAAAAGTTAATCAAATGCAGGTTTTATCTGGATACATCAATAGGAGGTAGATTATATTATGGATAATAAGAAAATAATACATCTCGAAGGGTTTCTAGCAAACGGTTGGGATGGTGGGGTAGAATTTGAAGATAATTCTTATCTTAGCATAGCAGAAGAAATAGCACGTAAAATAAACTCTATGGAAATATTTTATGAAAATTCAAAAAATCTTCCCGAAGATACTTGTCAAACAAATTATTCTCTTTACTTGCCTAAAGTATCGCTACAAGCTTATTTTAGTAATAAAAAAACGTCTTTGGAAGAAGTGATAGAGAAAAATATTTTAAATACAATAGGAGACTTAGATATTTATACCGAATGGTATGGATATTCTGAGTGGACTATAGAAGGTTATGATGTTGTAAATTTTACTATAGGCAACCACAACTTAGAAGAAATATTAAGTAGTTACAATGGGAAATATGCTCACATTGTACTGGAAATTTTAGAACAGGAGGAATAAACATATGGAAGTTTATATTATAACAAGTGGGGAGTATTCTGATTATAGTATTGATAGAGTGTTTCTTGATAAAGAAAAGGCAGCAGAATGGGTTAGGCTAAATCAGGGAATGCATAGTGAATATAATATTGAA